GGCAAGAGAAACTTCAGGTAACTATTACAAATTGTATTTCTTGTACATGTCTGTACTCGCAGAGTTTAAACATAGATACGGAAAGATACATGGTGCAAGTAAACCATCTTTCTTACTACAAAGATGCCCAATAAATATTCCACATGGGCCAGTAACTGAATTACCACAATGTATGCCAGATGATTGTAAAGGTAGTGATGTAATACAAGCATATAAAAATTACTATATAAATTATAAAAAAGATTTTGCAACATGGAAAAATAGGGAGGTGCCAAATTGGTATGACAAAGGACTTAAAGAATTACGTAGTTGACGATCAACCTAAAATACAACCAGAGAATATGTCTGTTAAAGACTTAGTATCTCTAGTTAAAAATTTGACAGAAGCAAATAGATTTCATCAAGAACAAAATGGTGAGTTAAGAGAAAAGATGGCAACTGTTAGAAAACTAAGAAGAGAAAATACTAAATTGAGAAACTTATTAGAATTAAAAAAACCTTTAGTGTTAACCGAAGATATGGAAGTTAAAGAATAATGCCAACTTATCATATTAGGAATACAGAAACAGACGAGGTGTTTGAAGAATTTTGTACTTACGATGAACTTCAAGAATGGTTGAAAGATAATCCTACTTACAAACAATCCCCAACTTCTATTAATATAGTTGGTGGTACAGGTGATAGAATTAAAACCGACGGTGGAATGAAAGAAGTATTAGGTAAGATAGCAAAGTCTCACCCATCTTCAGCACTTGCCGACAGATATGGTTCTGGTGAATCACATGGTAAATTAAAAGCAAGAAGTATATTAAAAAAGCGAGGAGTTATAAAATGAGAAATGAACTAATAAAAGCATTTCAATCTTATGCAAAAGGACACATAGATAAACATGTTGCAAACGTAGAAGTATTGTTAACAAAAACTATGGGAATTGCAGAACACCCAGATGTCATTGATACATTAGAAAAAGAACTTAAAATTATTGCTGACTATGATGATCTACTAAGTATGGTTGATAAATACTTTGTAAAGGAAGATACTTCAAAATATGTCGAAAAATAAAACAGACGTTAAACTAGAGGACATGCTCAAGATTAAACCCATTGGGGAAAATCAAGAGCAAGTTTTTAAAACTTGGGATGAAGGCAAAAATCAATTTGTTTTTGGTGCAGCTGGAACAGGTAAAACATTTGTTTTACTTTATAAAGCATTTCAAGATGTTCTTAATTTAAAATCACAATACGACAAAGTTGTATTAGTTAGATCACTTATTCCAACTAGGGAGATAGGTTTCTTACCTGGTGATGAAGAAGATAAATCAGCATTATATCAAATACCATATAGAAACATGGTTCAGTTTATGTTTCAACAACCTAATGAACAAGCTTTCAATATGTTATATGATAGATTAACCAATCAAGGTTCAATGTATTTTATGTCAACTTCATTTTTAAGAGGATTAACTTTTGATAACTCTATTATTATTGTAGATGAATGTCAGAATTTAAACTTTCACGAATTAGACACTATCATAACTAGAGTTGGTCAAAACTCTAAGATATGTTTTGCTGGTGACTTCTTTCAAAGCGATCTAATTAAGACTAACGAAAAAAACGGACTACATGATTTTATTAGGATTGTAGAAAATATGAAATCTTTTAATGTTACTGAATATACAATAGCAGATATTGTACGATCTGGTTTCATTAGAGAATACTTAATCGAAAAGACCAAACTAGGTCTTGGCATGGAGCAGTAATGGATATAGTAAAACTAAGAGAGCAACTCGCAATAGACGAGGGAGTAAAATACGAAATATATAAAGACCACTTAGGTTACCCTACTTGTGGTATAGGGCATTTGATTTTAGACTCAGACCCAGAGCATGGTCAAGAAGATGGTACACCAGTATCAGAGGAAAGAGTAAACGAATTATTTGACAAAGATTGTCAAGTGGTGATAGATGAGTGTAAAATTCTCTATCCAAATTTTGATGAACTACCAGAAGAAGTACAACAGATTGTAGCAAATATGATGTTCAACATGGGAAGACCAAGACTAAGCAAATTTAAAGGCATGAAGGCTGGAGTAGATGCTAGTGATTGGAATAAAGCTGCAGACGAAATGGTAGATTCAGGTTGGTACCGTCAGGTAACTAACAGAGCTCAACGATTAGTGGACAGAATGAGAGAAGTGTAATTGTTTAATCATGTACCTGTTTCGTTGGCAGAATTGTCAACAGAAACTATTGATAAGAAAAGATATTATGTAACACCAGAGGGAAATAAGTATCCCTCTATAACTACTGTATTATCTACACGAAACAAAAAAGGTTTGTTTGAGTGGCGTAAACGAGTAGGCGAAAGTGTCGCTAATCACATATCAAGAACAGCTGCGTCAAGAGGTACCAAAGTACATCAAATGTGCGAAGACTACCTTAACAACAATTTTGACATAGAAAAACATAAGAAAAACTTCTTACCATATTGTTTATTCACCCAACTTAGCGAAAAGGTCTTATGCAAGATTGACAACATTCGAGCTCAAGAAATAGCTTTGTATTCTGATAAATACAAAGTAGCAGGTAGAGTTGATTGTATCGCTGAGTATGATGGTATATTATCAGTAATTGACTTTAAGACATCATCTAAAGAGCGAAAAGAAGAATATAATCAAAACTACTATATTCAAACGGCAGCTTATGCTGAAATGTTTGAGGAAAGGACTGCTCAATCAATCGACCAGATTGTTGTATTGGTCGTAACAGAGGATGGTGTAGTACAAGAGTTTATTAAGAATAAGGCAGAATATGTACCTTTAATTGAAGAAGCTTGTATAGACTTCCTAAAGGAAAACGAGAATGAGCAGAATTTTACTAACAATCATACTGGCGTTGTTGGTTAGCTGTACTACAATTGAATATGATGAATTCGGCGCTCGTGCAAATACACCAGAAACAGAACAAACACCGACACCAACTGTACCAATAGAACCCAATTTTGAAATATCACCTAATCCTTTTATTGTACAGAAACCTACGATGTGTCAAAGAGGCGATGCCTTTATTGCAGTATTAGAATCAAGAAAAGAATATAGAGCATTTATAGGTCAAGGACAACTTGTAAGAGAAGATGCAACTGGTATAAAAGTCTGGGTAATTACAACAGTAAACTTTCAAACAGGTACATTTACTATTTTTGAATGGCATGATGAACAAGACATATCTTGTATTCTTGCAATAGGACAAGGATTTCAAATACTTGAAACAGAATCAAAGGCACAAAACACAATTCACATTAGAGATATATTAACCATTGACAACTAAAGAATAACCTGATATAAATATTAATGAATTCGGTGACGCTTAATGAAAAGCAGTTAGGACTAGGGTGCGATGCCCTACACCTCCACCAAATCTAGATAACCTCGACTTAGGGGGTGAAATAGGTTTCGACTACTGACGAGTATCTTTGCTGAGAGTTCACAACCGTAAATGCAGAATTTAATTTTGCAATGGCTGCTTAAACCTAGCGGTTAACCCAGTCGGGGTCGGCAAGTACCTGGCAACAGAAACTTGCCACTTAATAAAGGAATGATTATGATAGGTATAAACGAAACTTTTCCAGCATTTGAAATGACAGGTGTTGATAAAAACAACGAATTAATTAAAATAAACTCAGCAGATTATACAGACAAGTGGTCTGTATTCTTTTTCTACCCTAAAGACTTTACTTTTATATGTCCTACTGAAATTTTTGCAATGGATAAGATATCAGAAAAAGGATATAATGTATTAGGATTTTCAGGCGACAACGAGTATTGCAAATTAAATTGGAAACAAACAAATAGTTTAATTAAGGATATACATTATCCATTAGTAGCAGACACAGGTCTTTTACTTGCAGAAAAACTAGGTATTGTAGATTGGAATGAAGGTGTTGCATTGAGAGCTACTTTTATTGTAGATCAACATAACAAAGTTAGACACATATCAACAAATGATTTAGATACTGGTAGAAACGTTGACGAAATATTAAGAACATTGGAAGCATTACAAGCAGGTGGTAAAACTGGTTGTGAATGGCAACCAGGGGATGCATTGTTATAATGGATTTTAAAAAACTTACACCAAAAAAATTCTCATTAGAAATAGAAAAGATATCTAGTGAAAACAATTTAAATCATCTAGACTCAGTATTGTTATATTGTGATAAAAACAAAATGGAAATAGAAACGGTGAAAAAGTTAATTACAAAAGCATTGAAACAAAAGATAGAAGCAGATGCTTCAACTCTTAAATTAATTAAAAGTGCTAGTGGTGTTGGTAAGTTACCAATATAATGGATGCGGCTGATGTATATCTAACATATTGTGCAATCAAAGCTCACTTTTCTAAAAACACTTATGAATACCATAAGTTTGCTGGTAAGACAAAGATCAAAAGAGATAGTTTTTACAAAAGAAAAGATAGGTTCTTTTTTGCAAGATTGGCTAGAAAATACAAGACTAAAAAAGAAATAGAAGATTATCTTGTTGCAAACTTTATAACTGTTAAAGGTGGATGGGTAGGAAAGTATGAAGATCACTATTATGCTGATTGGAAGAAAAGAACAGAATCACTTACATACACTTTTAAGAATGAGATAGAACCATATACAGATAGGTTTGAAGAGTTATTTGAGTGGAAAGATACTCACCCTCTACTATTAAGAGAGTATCTAGGTAAAAGAGTTTCACTAGAAACAATGTGTATATTAGATGAATTAGTTGGTTATCAAAAGAATTGGAAAGAAGATTTGATATGGACAGATATAAAAAATCTTATGAATAACTATAAAAAGTTCTTGACAATCGACACAAAAAGGTGTAGAATGAGCTTAATAAATTCAATAAAATGATACATTATGT